ATTTCTAACAACTTCTCTGTTGATTTCCGCTAGGATTTCACCAGAAAGAATGTTTGCTAGTTCTGTTTCTGCGTCAAGGCCATGAATTGCTTTAAGGTCTTGTGCGAGTTCTATAGTGTACTCTGCTTTTAGCGCTCTGCTCTTTGCGGTAACTGTAGCTTTTTCGATTGTGAATGACATTTCTGCGATAGACGCATCAATTTCAGCTGCTGCCGTAGTATCACCCGTACCTGTTGTGTAGCCTGTTTGAATTGCAGTGTTAGCAGATGCAGACGCAAATGGGTCTGTTCCTGCATGTGTACCAGCCGCAGAATAATCAGTATCAGCTTCATTAAATAAAGCCTCTGTTCTTGCTGTTGCAGACGTAGTATCAACATATCTTGCCTTCATTGCGAAGATTAGACCTGTTGGACCAGTCATTGGTTGTACACCACATATATCATATGCTACCAAGTTGGGCATTGCTCTACGAACTAGTGAAATTAGAATTGGATCCCAGTTAGCTGCTGTTGCTGTTGCTCCAGTACCTACTACAGTACCAGTACCAGCACCAAGCGCTTCTGTGATTGCACCCTGCTCTTCTTTCATTGCACGTTCTTGGTTTTCAAGAATAACTGACGTAACCGCTCTTTTATAGCTATCTTCGATCTTTGGGATGTCTGGATGCTCTAAAACTGGTTGCCACTTTTCTTGAAGTGATTCTGACATAAACATTGTTTATATCCCCCTTGTTTTTGCTAAACTAATCATCTAACTTAGCAAATTTACTTATTGCGGCAGTATAACCAGACATACTTGGATTTGCATCTTGTACTTTATCAGTACTTAATGGATCTGTATCGCTGGAGGCCACAGTGGTATCGTCAGAGACAGCTTCAAGCTTTTCACTTTTGAAGTATGCTTCCTTTAATGTTGAAACCTTCTCTTGGAATTTTTCATCATTTTCGAAATCAACTTCTTCGGTGAGTTCTTTTAACTTCTCTTGTTCACTATCAGCTAGGTCTATTGAGGCCTCTCTGATAATTTTTTCACGTTTAAGTTCTTCGATATCTTGAGATAAAGAAATATTTTGTGCTACTTCTTCATTCAATTTATCTTCTTGAGTGTCAAGTCTGCCTGCTAGTTCTTCAACTACATCAAACTTGTCTTCTGGTACTTCAACGTAATGTTCCTCAAATAGTTTTTTCAAACCATTTATGAAATCTTCGGTGAGTTCGGTTTTCAAACCGCGCTCGATAGCTAGTTCATTATCTGAAACCCAACTTTCTGCAACATAGTTAAGATAAGAATCAACTTTTTCAGTCAAATCTTTTTTGATTTCTTCAATAGATTCTTCAGCATCAGTTTGATACTGTTCTTCTATTTTAGTAATCTCTTCCTTAACTTTTGATGCAACAGCTGCTTCAAAAATTGTTCTGGCTTTTGTTTTGAATTCTTCGGATAAATCTTCGTCAGCAACTAAAGCTTCTATGTCATCAGTCATATCGACTTCATAAGATTCTTTTTTTGCTTCCATTTCATCTTCATCATCCATTTCATCATCATCATCTTCTGCTTCGGATTTAGATGATTTAGATTCTTTTTGTTCATCTTCTTCTTCATCATCTTTTCCTGTTTCAGAAAGACCTTTAACAAATGATTGGACTTCTTTGATGGATTTATCTTTAAGAGACTCTACTACCTTACGAATTAAGGCATTTCGACTTAGTGATTCTGATTTTTCTTCGTCTTCACCATCTTCGTCTTCTTCACTTAAACTAGCTGCTGCTGTTTTAAGTGATTTAAGGTCCATTTCTTTCATAGATGCTACTGCAGATTTTAATAGATCAGCTTTAGACATTTCTTCTAAAGAAGGAGTATCAGAATCATCTTGAATTTCTTCTTGATTTACTGCTTTACCTTTTTCAGTTGATTTATCTTTTTGCTTTTCCATATCGTCAACTTCATCACCTTTCTCGGCTTTGGGTTCACCACCAGGAGCTTTCGCTTTACTAGTAGCGTCGCCAGCTTTGTCAGCTGCGTCGGTTGATTTTACTTGTGCATCTTTGTCTGGACTAGAATCAGCTTTCTTAGCTTTTGGCTCGGCCGCGGCTTCTGAAATTACTGCTTCTATTGTATCTTCTAACTTCGACATTAGGTTATCCCCTTACATAAACTATAAAATTAATATTAATTTTAATATTACTGATTATTTATACATTACAAGTTTTCAAGGAACGATCTAAATACTTTTAATTTCGTTTCTTGAAGTTTATGTGTCTTCACCCGTCTAATTGAATGTTTATATTCTTCAATTTTCTGTGCTTTTATGACACCATTATCCCAAATCCACTCAACTCCTTCCATTACGCCGTTTACGAACGCGTCAGGAGCAGAAGGATCTGCTACGATATCAGCAGCTGTCGCTAACTGAAAATCTGATTGCACTAACTGAGTACCATTTTGTTTAGCACTCGCTTTTAGTGAACCCATACCCCTACTTGAAACACCAAGTCTAGCACCATCGGCTAGTAAACTCTTGACAATTTCTCCCATAGGAGTAGATAAAATTTTTGCTCGGCCGACAAAATTATCGCCG